TCATGACACCGCCCAGTACCGCCGCCAGCGGTAGTTGCCTTCGAAGCGCACCGCCCCCCGCCCGATCAAGTCTTCCAGCGCGCGTTTGACTTGCTTGGGGTGGATCTCCCCGCCAACGCGTCTATGGATGTCGCTGATTGCGGATTCGGGGTAACGCTGCAGGTCTTCAAGCACCAGCGCCGCCAAACGATGCGGCTCGATGCGCTTGAGAGTGGTCTCGCCGGTGAACTTGAGGCTGCGCAGCAGGCCTGAATCAACAAAATAGCGCGTGGCCTGGGTGCGGCCGGCGCTCTGCACCAGATGCCAGTCCAGCAGGCGCTTGAGCCAGGGCTGGAGTGCTTCGACCGATGGCAGTTCGAGGGTGGTTGCCAGCTCGCGGGCGGTCAGTGCGTCGTGCTGGGCCAGCAGGCCCAGAGCGATACGCTCGCGCTGGGCGAGCTGGTAGGTCTGATCTGCCTTGGCGATGAAGTCGATGACCTCGGGCTTCAGGATGCGGCGGCGTACGGTGACCTGCACGCGATCGTGCGTTTCGATCAGCTCCGGTGCGGGGCGGCCTTGCGACAGCAGCACCTCGAAGATCTTGTCGAAGCCACTGCCTTCACGTTCCATCAGCTTCAGGTCGTGGAACAGACGGGCCAGGTGCTCGTTTCGGCGCACGGTGGTGTGCAGCACGTTCTGCGGCGTGACACCCAGTGGCAGCGGGCCGGGGTTGACCACCTCCAGTCGGTCCGGGTGCAGATTCAGGAAGATGTCGCCGCGCTGGGTGTAGGGGCGGTGCACCAGTGCGTTGACCAGGAGCTCACGCACCACGATTTCGTCGAAGGCGGGCACGTTTTGGCGGTACAGGCCATCGGGTAGTTCGTACCGCTCGCGGAAATCCGGCACCTCCAGCCAGACTGCCTCGATCAGCTCCATCGGGCTCTGCGTGTGGTCGTCCCACACCAGCTTGTTGACCTTCTGGCCGCGCTCGTCGTACTTGATGAACTGGATGACCGGTGCCGTGGTCAGTTGGGCGCGGTGATGCTGGCGGCCAAGGCACAGCACGCCCAAGTTGGTGAGGTCGTGCCCCCGCGCGAGCTGATAGTGGTCGAGCAGCTCGTCGTCGGTCTTTTCCTTGACAGAGGCTTTGACACGTTCAGAGGCGCGCAAAGCCTGCAGCAGCTTGTCGCGCTTGGCGGCATCCGCCTCGACGCGCGGAAAATGCAGGGTGGTCTGCGTATCCCACGGTAGCGCGGAACGCTCGCTGGCCAGTCGCATCACGTCGTCGCCTGTGACGGGCTTGCTCTGATCGGCCACGCGCAGGAAATACCTGCCGTCAGTGGTGGAGGCCACGGCCATGGCCCGGGGAACGCGCAACTCGATGTACTGGCCGCCATTGGGGGCGGTGACGACATCGGCCAGCACTGCAAGGTTGACGGTGCGCTCGGCCAGCTTGCGCCGCACGGTGTCGGGCAGGTCGGCGGGGATCTGTTGACCGGCTGGCGGCGCATCCTGCCCGTCCTCGATGCCCAGCAGTAGCCGACCGCCCGTTGCATTGGCAAAGGCAATGCAATCCTTGGCGATTTCGTTCCAGTCTGCCGTCTTGCCGGTCACTGCTCGCAAGGACTTCTGGTCGAGGAGTTGCCCTTCCTGACTCAAGAGATATCCCCCAATCTATTGTTCATGGCCTGCCGCCTCCGGGCTGATCTTTTCTGTCGTCGGCACAAGTGGCACGTACCCAGCCATCCCCTTCGGAAATCTTGAACTTCCACAGCCGCCCAAGCCTGTGCGCCGGAAGGCCTTTACTGTCGATCCATCGATAAATCGAGTCCCGCGACCCCGAGATGCGCGGCGATCTGCTCGACTGAAAGGTGCTCGGAAAATATTGCATTGTCGTTTTTGCGTCGCCTCTTGTAACCCACCAACTCCGCGCTAAGGATCCAAAGTTCGGAGCGTCGCTCAAGCTCGAGGCGAGCCTCTTGGATATGCATTCCTCATCAAGGTGATCGCATTAGCCGCGTAGTTTGCCTTCTCCCTCAACCACCGCCGCTACCTCGTTGCCCGGAAAGCCTTTTTGCAGTTCCTGTTGGCTGTCACGGTTGGAGAGTATCCGGCCAGAGGAAGAACGGACCGAACTTGGGACTCATTCGGAACTCACCGCCGACTTCTTTGCCCTTGTCAGTGAGGTAATGCTTTCCTTCCCGCGACTCCAACAAGCCGGATTGCACGAACTTTTCCGTAAGCTCGTTGGTTTTCATTCCCAATCGTTTGGCAAGCTTCGAAGTGGTCAGTTTTTCGGCTGACGTGTCCTCCATCTCGGTCTTGCTTTCGGTCTCACTCGATACTCGTTCCAGAGAAATGCGAACCTCTTCGCTGATACGAATGATGCGTTGCGCTTCCTCGTAGGCGTCTTTGTAGAGCTCGGCGTCGTCGGTGCGGCGAATCAGCACGCCCATTTCGTTGTTGTTGACTTGGCTGAACTCGTAGAGATTGAGGCTGGCGATGATGCAAAGCTCCTCGTTCAAGTAGCACTTGGCATGGAGGTTCTTGCAGAAACTCGTGCGAATGTAGGTCAGACCCTTCAGCCAGTTGATTTCCTCAGGCTGGAGTTCACTCTTGCCATAGACAATACGTACGTCAATTTTTAAGCGGTTCTTGTCTGCGAGGAGTTCCTTGATGCGATCATTGAGTTTCAGAAACGGGCTGATCAGGATGAGCCGGTCTTTGGCGCCCTTGATGAGTTCTTCGAGGAAGTAGTTGGTAGCACTGGTGTTCAGAAATTTTGCCATTTCGCGATCTCGGCTGTGCGACGGTTAGGTCTGGTGTGACGAGCAAACGGGATAGGGAGCGGCCTCGCGACGTCTTTGCTAACGCCACCGTGCGTAGAGGGAGATGAACGGCGGCTCGGCGGCTTGAGTCGATTGGCATGAAGTGGAGCTTAGCACCAAAGTCGCCAATTTCAGCCGAACGGTCTCGAGTCGTACGTAACGCCAACGTCACTTCGGTGCAGTCGCAAGGTATGGACCACCAGACTCGCTCAATGGCTACTCGCCGCAATATAGATTTACTCCCTTGCCTCCTTCACTTCCTTGGCCACCTCATCGATTCCGGCATCGCGGTTCTTCTCGATGAAGTTGAAGACTCAGCGCACGATCGCCCACCCTGGTAGGCCGCAGCCGAAGATCAAGCCGCCGAGCGCTACGAGGCCGGTCACCGAATCCACCCACTCCTGCAACCGGAAATACTGGACGGCGATCGCACCGCCGCCGATTCCGGTGACGACGGTGCTGATCAATCCCACCGCCCACTCGCGCGTCGAGCGCGGCGGCGTCATCAGCATCACGACGATGGCCGACAGCAGTGCTCCGCCTGCCGCCGCACCTCCGGCGGCCTTGAATGCCGCAGCCCCGGCGACGCCACTACTGGTTGGTTCCGGCACGATGTTTCTCCAATGCAAAGAAGACCGCCAAAGGCGTTAGCCTTCGGCGGTCGGGTGATGAAACGGGGTGTATTCAAGGTGGTGCATCGTGCATGGCCGGTATCGACCGGCGCGACGAAAATTATGTATCCGGCGTCACGCGAACGACATTGGTCCCATCGGCCAGCAGCAGCGCACGTTTTCCCTGCGCCACCACCACGCCGCTTCCCGCTGCTGTCTTGAACGTCATCGCAAACGCACCGCTGTTGCTGCAGTAGACGATGCCCTCCCAGCTATCCGGAACGATCACGCTGCGGTTGCCCGTGAGCACGCCGGTAGTGGTCAGGTAGCGACATCGCGCGTCCGCTGCCGTCAGCGTTACGTCAGCCGCTGTCACCGCGACACTCGCCCTGCCGGGCAGGTACGCCGGCGCGACCCACGCGCGCTGATCGGTGTCGCTCGTGACCGTGGCGGTGCCGGTGACGGCGGTGTAGAGCGGAATCGATCCGCCGGTGAAGCCCACGGTATTCCTCGACACCACGCCCGCGCGCGTCGCCTCGATGTAATTCGTCGTGCTCGGCGAAAGTACCAGCGCCGCCGTGTTGTTGGCAATCGCGGTCAGCACGCCATCGACCATCATGACGCCGCCGTAGTAGAACCAGTTGAGGCCGGAGCACAAGCTGGCGCGCCGCCCGAACAGAGTCGCCGGGCTGCCGGCATCGAACAGCGCGTTGGCCGTCACTTCCTTGGAGGACTGCGATTGCGCGATGAGATCCAGATGGGTGGTGCTGCTGGCCATGGTCTACCTCGTGATGGACGTGGTGAGCGGATATCCCCGACCAACGGTGGCCGAGATCTGAGTGAGCTTGAGATACAGCGTCGCCTGGTTGGCGCCGAAGTCGCTGACCTGGTCGATGCTGGTGTAGACGCAGGACGGAGCGCTCGCCGTGATCGTCCGCTTGACCGTCGCATAGCTGCCGTCGGCGTAAACGTCGATGGCATACGACTCGGATGCCTCGGCGAGCGACGCATCGACGTGGTCCCGCCACTCGCCGCCGTCGCGCGTGCGCCGAATCCAGGACAACGACCAATCATTGCTCGAATGGTCCCGGTTTCCGGTCAGCGCGATCGGCGACAGCGGCTTGAGATTGATCCCCTGGTACGCAAAGGCCCGGTTGGCGTCGGTGCTGATGTCCCGATCGACGGTCACGCCGCGATACAGGTACGACAGGCCGATCGCCCCGGAGCTCGTCGCGATCGCTGCGACATCGGCGGTGTCGAGCAGCACCAGCGCATCACCGACCGCGTGCAGCCCCATCGCCCATTCGCTGCCGAACCGCCCGCGCAGCAGGTTCTGCAGCACATAGCTCGTGCCGCTCACCAGCGTACAAGTCTGCGCCGCGATGATCTCCCAGCGCCCGTCCGCCCCGTACGCGAAGTGGTTCGCGCCGCCGAGCAGGGCGAGTTGTGTCACGCTGTCGAGCGCGCCTTGCGTCAAGGTCACATTAAGCAGGCTGGCGTTGTCGATCATCCGCGGCTCGACCTCGCCGATGCTATTCGTGCAGATCCCCAGCGCCGAGCCCGGTGGCCCGAAGTCCTGCAGAGTCGTCCAGGTGCTGCCGGCATCGGTCGACTGCATCAGCACGCCGCCTCGCCACCCCGCCAGTGTGCCGGTCATCGCCACCAGGAACGACGGGCCGGACTGTGCCGCGCTGATCATCGGCACGTCCATCAGCACATACACCGAGGCGCCAATCGGCGTGACCGTCGTCGTCCCGATGACCGCCGGCGAGGCCCCGACCGCAGTCGGCGTGTAGATCGCCGCGCGGGCGTATTTCGCCTGGCACTCAATCCGCGCGTCGCTGGTGTAATGGATCGCCGTCAGGCGCAGGCTGACGTCACCCTCGGGCGTGACCAGCGTCACCACGTCGCCCGGTTCGAGTGGGTTGTACGTCGGTGGCAGGGTGACGGAAACGTCGTAACGTTCCAGCCAGTACAGGTAGAGCAGCACTTCCGCCTTGCCGGCCGCCTCGGTCGCCGTCAGCACGATCGGCAGATCCACCACCAGGGCGTTGATCGCCGCCGTATTGAGACGTTCTGCGTACTGCGTGCCGGCGTTGTACTCCCGGTCGTAATCCAGATGCTGCACCGTGACCCGGCGCGGAAGCTGCGAATCCATCTCCCGACTGGTCGTGATCTGCACCCCCGGCTCGTCGCCTGCGCCCCGCGCGTCCAGGTCCGCCGCGGGAATCGTGACGACCGGCGCCCCTCCGCGGGCAACAAAGCGGATCACATACCCGTGCTGAACCACGTCGAACGGCCAGGCCGCCTGCAGCGGTTCAAGCGCCGCCCGGATCGCGCCGATGCTGCCCACGCGGTAACCGCGCACCGATTGAGTCAGCGACGCAACATCGATGTCGCTGCTGCTCAGCAGGGCCGATTTCAGACACTCGGCGGAAACGATGGCGCCCAACGACGTATCGGTCGGCGTGATGCCGCTGGTCGCCGAGGTGAACAGAAATGCCCCACCGACTTCGTGGCTGAAGGAGCCCCAGGCCGACCCGTTCCAGCCTTTCTGGAACGAGTCCGGCCGGTGGGTCGGCAGGCCGACGGTTGTCGTGTGCGCCTCCCAGTTCACGCCGTCCGGGCTCGTCGCCCATTGCGAGGTGCCGTGTTCGCAGAGGAAGAATTCAGCGCCGTTCCAGTTCGGATTTCGCCATCCGCCCACCCCGAGACAAGGCGGCAGATTGACCCATGCACTCCAGCTGACACCCGAGTCGGTCGATACGGCCACTTTGCCCGTATTGGTGCTCTGCTCAAATGCCGCCATCAGCAACGACGATGATCCGAAGGCACAGATCCCGTAGATGTGGGAAACGCCAGCCGGGACGGCTTGTTCCGACCAAGTACCCACGCCTGTGGTGGATATGAAGAGCCGCGGCACGGCCCCCACATTCCCTCCGACGATGAATACCGCGCCGTTATGGCACGGTTGCGAATTGGCACAATCGAAGTTCGGAACAATCCAGCCGTAGTTCACGAGCGCGAAATTGACATCCAGAAGGACTGAACGTGTTCCAGCAGCGCTGTTGCCATCCGTTCCTTGTTGACCCTCAATGAATAAAACGCCGCCGTTGCCAGGAACGATCCATTTCAAAGTCCAGCGGCCGAATGACCCACTCCAGCGAACCACCCAGTTCACCTTGTCGCTTGAGGTGGCGACGCCTGCGCCAGAGAACGAAGGTGTCGTCGGCGCGCTGGCGATGTACACCCCCTGGTGATAGAGAATCCGGGACCATGACCGCGCGGGCATGGTGGCGATTTGAGTCCACGACACCATGTCCGGCGATGTCACCATCCTCGCGGTTGAGGTGTTGAGCAAGATCACGCCGTACCAATCAACCCCATCCCACAAGGGCCCCGAGTGCGACGTCAAACTCGGCAGAGAAAAGAAGCTCACGTCGGCAGGCCCGCCGACCACGCCTTGCTCGACCAACTCGACCTTGACCTGCGCACCGGCCAGACTGTTGGCGTAGCGCTCCAAAGCCAGGTCGTAGAACACGAGGTAGGCGAGCCCGCGCCAGGCCGGCGTATTGGCCACACCGAGCGTCGCCTGCATGCGCGCATCCGCCGCCTGGTTGTCGGTGCCGAGGTAGACCTGGAAACCGCTGGCCGCCGCGTTGCTCGCCGCGAGCGTATCGGGGTCCGAAGATCCCGCGTCGTAGATCAGATCCGGTCCGACCCAGATGCGGCGCACGCCGACGATCGGCCCCTGGCACAGGCCGACAGCAAAGGTCGCCGAGTAGGTGTAGGTGCGCGTGGTCGTCTTGCCTCCGCCGCCCTTGCCACCGGACTTCTTGCGGGTGACCGTTTCCTTCAGCCGGTTGTTCTCCAGCCAGAAAACGTTGCCGTTGACCGTCACCGTGCCGTAGACGCGCGGGATGACCGCACCGTAGGTGCTGGTCTGGACTGACAGGTCGTTGAGCCGCGGGCCATTGACGGTCGGCCCTTTGGGCGGATCGAGGTAGCCGCCGAGCGTCATTCCGATTTGCGCACCGTACAGCGCGCCGCTTGGGCTGCCGCCGGCGAGGAAGAAGCCGGCCACCGCCCCGACGAGTCCGCCAACCACCTGCCCGCCGCTGCTCATTCGATCCCCCGGAAGCGATAGACCTGCACGATGCGCGCCGCCCACAGTCTCGACAGCCGGTGCTCGCAGCACTGGCCTACCGATTCGTAGGCGTGGATGAGGGTGTCGCCGGCGGTAATCGCGAGATGCTGCGGGTCGCCCGCAAAGCGCATCAAGAGCAGATCACCGGGAAGCCGGTCGTCGACCATTGCGACGCGCTCCAGACATGGCTGGCTATCGAGCGAGTGCTCCAACTGGCCGCTGGCCGGCGTGCGCCCGTAACCGGAAACGTCGAGATGCCCGACGCCGATCTGGCGTGCGACGTGGATCGCCACTCCGGCACAGTCCAGACCAGAACCGAGCAGCCGCCCCTGGTGGCGAAACGGCGTGCCGAGGCACTGCCGCGCGGCAGCGAGAATGTCGTCGGCCGTCATCAGCCGCCCTGTCCGACCTGTGCATAGGTGCTGCCGGTGGGAATCCACGGAAAGCCGCCGAAGTTCGCCACGTTCGAGACAATGCCGGAGCCGTTCCAGCGGACCTGGCAATCGGCCAGGCGCTTGCGGCAGCCGCGCACCATGCTGTAGGCGTTGCCGGCCACCGGCAGGTAGTAGAACGGCTCGAAGGTGGTGATCACCCCACCCGCGAAACTCTTGATCTCCAGCCCCTTCAGCCCGGCATTCGGCTCACTGGTGAATTGGATCGTGCCCGCGCCGAAGGTGTCGTCTGCTTCCGTTCGCGCAGCCGAAGTGAACACCGACGCACTGGTCACGCTGGTCAAGGTACCGGTTACGGTGTTGGCTGCCAGCGATACGCCACAGCCGGCGTATTCGGTCCCACAGAACAGCTTCGGGCACTGCGCGCCATAGGTCTGCCCGACGCTCTGATTGAGCGCGTCGATCAACGACACGCCGCCGATCTGGAAGCGGTGATCGAGCAGGGTCGCCTTGCCGAAGATGCCAGCGACGACGGGTTCCTGGTCCTCGACCGGCGCTGCCCAGGAGGTTGCGAAGACGTAGCAGCGCGCGCCGTCGAACAGGCCGCTGCCGACGGCCGCGCGCGACAGCCCGGAGGCTCCGGCAATGCCCTCGATGTCGACCGACGCCGGCGAGAAGCCGGCGGTCGCCGACTGGCCGGTGAACTGGTAGCCGGCCGTCGACAGGTAAGTGTGCCCGCTCATCACCAGATCGCGAGGATGGTCGGTCAGATAGATCGGGCTACCCGTGACCGGAACGATGCGCAGGCACTGGGTGCGGTAGCGGTAATCAGCAACGACGGATTTCATGGCTGCAGCAACTCGATGATGTCGATCGCACCGCAATCGCGCATGGACTTGCTCAAGGCGGTAATCTCGATCGAGGAATTGAAGCGACACGGCAGGTCGAACTCACAGCCGCCCTTGATTACCTCGGTGGTGGGCGCCGGGGTGACCGTCACCCGGCCAGTGGCGTAATCGACCGACACGCCGGAACTCAGCGTCACGTCGTTCCTGGAAACGACCACCGTGCCGGAAACCGGCTTGGTCAGCTTGCGGAACGGCAGGCCGATGGCGAGCGGGGCCGCGCCGTTACCGTAGCCCTTGATCAGCTGATACACGCCGCTGCAGATCTTCGGCAGCACCCAGTCGGTGGACGTCGGCGTGCCGATGTGGGCGTTGGTCGAGAAATCGTCGGCGCAGCGCACGCGGAAACCGGCGAACTTCCCATAAGCGCGGTGATAGAGCGCCAGCACCCGGGCGGCCAGGTCGTCCCGGAGCAAGGTGTAGTTGATCGTGAAGCGCCGCGCCGGAAAGCCGTGGATCAGCCGCCGATACTCGGCGCCACCCGCGGTGGTGGTAATCTCCACCGCGTAATCGTCGGCGTAGGAGGCCCCCATGCGCACATCGACCGGTAGGCGCTCGTCAAGAAATTCAGCCATGACGTTCTCTACGCAAAGCGCTGCGCGCGGGCGATGGCGCCAAGCACTTCACGCCCGACCTGGCCACCGGCGCGACGCACTTCGCTCGCGTTGTTGATCCCGTAGATATTGACGGTGACGTTGTTGGCGCTACCGCCGCGCACGCCGAGCTTGCCGTCGGATCCGCGCGCCAGCGGCAGGATCGCCTCCGGCCCGGCCTCGCCCATCACGCCCGCCCCAGCCGCAAAGGCAAAGAGACGCGGGCTGGAGACGATCTGCCCGGAGAAGCGCGAGAGATCCGGCGAGCGGTAGACGCCGCCATCGGCATTCGGCAGCAGGCCGCCAAGCCACTTGAAAGCGCCGCCCAGCAGCCCGTCACCGACACCGCCCTTGGCATTGGGAAACATGGACATCTCCTGTGGGGATCAGAAAGCGGAAAGCGAAGCGAGGCATCGCAGCCCCACCAGGGGCTCAGCGCGCGCCGAGCTGGATGTAGGGCGAGAGCGCGTTGGCTCCCTTGGCCGGGGCGATCGGGTTCTGGATCTTCGACTGGCCGTCCATGCGGAAAGTGGTGCGAAACGCGGTGAGATCCGCGTCGAAGTACAGATGCATCGAGGTCGCGGTCTGCATGCCGCCGGCCTTGGTGATCGTCTGGTAGTACGACAGATCGACCAGCAGCACGTCGCCCTGCGACGAGAAGGTGTTGGCATGCTGCGAGACGAACACCGGGCGACCGAGCAGCGTGCCGTAGGGCGAGCCCTGGATGCCGCCGGCGGACTGGCCGATCGGCAAATAGATCGGGTAGTTGCCCAGGCTGAGCGTGAACAGTGCGGGCAGGACGTCGTTATTGACGATCCACACAGCGTTGGTAAACGAGCCCGGCGGCAGGCGGGCGATCATCTTGGCGAGGTTCTGCGGCACCAGGGTCTGCGTTGGCTGGCCGGATTCCTTGACCACCGTGACGATGGCGCCGCCGTTCATGCAGCCGAGCGGGATGCCGTTGCCGGCGCCGAAGAGGATCGACTCGTTGGCTTTCCAGCGAATCGACACCGCCACCTTCTGCGGCAGGTAGCTGGTCAGGGCGTTGGCGTCGTCGAGCAGTTCGTCGGTGGTCGGGACCAGCGCCATCAGTTTCTTGAGGCGCAGGGTCGCCAGCCCTAG